TCCATTTACAGAAGAAGAAATACCTACTGATGAGTTGATACAACAAAGAATTGATGTTTTTAATCGTAAAGAAAAACGAGAAAAGAACGAAGAATTTTTAAATATAAGAATTAAAGATGATAAACCGATAGGATTATATATTATGGGCGATCCTCATATAGATGATGATGGTTGTGATATGCCTTCGGTTGTAAATCATTTAGATATTACTAATAAAACTGATGGTATGTTTGCTTGTAATGTAGGCGACTTGCAGAACAACTGGGCAAGAAGAACAAAACTTGCAGGGTTATGGGCAGAACAATCAACTACTAGCACACAAGCATTTCAACTTACTGAATGGTTAATAAGATATACTGATTGGTTATTTATTGTTGCAGGTAATCACGATATGTGGTCAGGTGATGGTGATCCTCTTAAATGGATTTGTCGCCCACTTAAAACTACATATAAACCACATAACATAAGAGTTAGATTAAACTTACCTAAACATAAAATACGAGTAAATTGTGCACATAACTTTAGAGGAAACTCTATATACAATACAGCTCATGCAATAGTTCGACATGCACTTTTTAATTCAAGAGACCATTTATTAATGGCAGGACATAGGCATGTATCAGGTTATATGCCTGTTAAAGATGCAAACTCAAATATTGTAATGCATTGTGTTCAAGTTGGCTCATATAAAAAATACGATGATTATGCAAAGATGTTAAATATGCCTAACAGAATGATGTCGCCATGTGCAGTAGCAGTATTTAATACAAGATTACCTGATATACACCCTGACTTTACTAAGATATTTTGGGAAGTAGAAGAAGGTGCAGATTATTTAACCTTTCTAAGAAAGAAAAAATGAAACCAAAACTTACACTTATTAACTGGGAAGATGCGATTACACCGACATCTTCATGGACTGATATTAAAGATTTAAAACACGAATTAGCAGACTGTATAAGTATTGGGTTAGTAGTACATGAAGATGAAAAAACTATAACTATTGTATCGCATATATCAGGAGATGAAGAAAGTACGGATATAGATGGTAGTTTAGTATTAGATAAAACATGGATTAAATACAGAAAAGATTTGCCATTACCACAATCGGCAATAAAAAAAGTAAGACAATGGGTAGAAAAAATAGACAAAAAATAATTTAATATTTATGTGTATGCTCAGAGAATCAAGAGGTAAATATTATGCCAAAAAAAATTGATAAAGAAAAAGAAATGAAATTTGTAGAATTTTACTGCGAGGGAGATACTCAGGGAAATGCTACACAATCTTGCATTAAAGCAGGTTGGGATAAAGATAAAAGTCCAAGACAAATGGGATCGTATCTAAAGAAAAAGTATGCAGTAGAAATTAGAGAGAGGAATGAAGATCGTATATCTTCTACATCAGGTATGGCAATAACAGTTCTTCAAGATTTACTCAGATCAGAACAAGACTCAGTAAGATTAAATACTGCCAAACTTATTTTAGAGTTAGGAAACTATCATTCACAAAACATTAATCTCAATGTTGATAAGATGAGTTCTAAGTCAGATGATGAATTAATGCAAGAATTACAAGAATTATTGAAAACTATGCCAAATCTCAATCCAAAACTTAAAAATATAGAAGATATTGAAGATGAAAGTATAGATATCAAACCTAACGAGCTTAAAGACACCAAAAAGAGATTGATAAATTAGAGGGTACTAACACCTATGGACATCAATAAAAATGGCTTTTAGGGGTATATATGGAGTCCGATTTTAAATAAAATCTTCTAATTTACCTGTTTTTACTAATATTGGAGTTTTTTTACCTACATAAGCAGAAGTAATGTTATAAGAAATATAATCGTAAGCATCTTCTTCTGTCATTCCATCTTTCTTAATTAATATTTGAGCAATTTTATTAATGTCATAAACTAACTTTGGCTCAATACATTCTTGCACACCTATTATGGCTTCATCGAAACCATCTATCTTTAATAACTCATCACCATTCGTATTTGGCATCATGGTATAATCCTTTTTTGGGTTTTTTCTGTAATTTTCTAACTTTAACCTCAGACTCTTTAAAAGAAACTGTTTCAGGTAATCTTTCTGAGTCAGCAATTACTTTTCTTATTGCATCTTTTTCATCTGTTGCTTGGGTACACCCACTAAATACAACTGTGGCTCTATAACAATAATAATTCTTTTTCATGTATCACCTATCTTGCTCAATGCCGAGTTTTCAATCGTATTAATCTTCTCAATAATACTTTCATACTCTTTTTTGTATTTCATAAAGTAATTTTTTTTAACTCCCATGATCGAAGATCTAACATGGTCATCATAAATAAAGTTTCCTTGATTACAATGAGGACACTTATCAATAGAATTGGTTGTCTTTAAATATCCTGTGCCTTGACATACCACACACTTCTCAACACAACACTCAATAATAGCAGTATTAAGAAACTTCCTTATCATTCCACATTCTTTTGGCACTTCTCTTTTTAAAAAAATCTCGCACACCTCATCAAATAATTCATCAAACAATGTACTCTCAGAAGTCTTATCATCTACATACTTCATCAATAAAAGACTATATTCTTTTTTATCCAGATTAGAATACGACAAAAGCATATTGATATCTTCGGAAGTGGTTTTATTATGGTGGGTAGAGGATAGCTCAAATGATTGAGTTGAGGGTATCAGCAATGTTAATAACTCAGCTTTCATGTTCCTTATAATATTCTAGCAGTTCTTCTTGAGTTCCGAAACGATCCTCCCAAGTAAATTTACCTATATGGTGTATTCCCTCTTTTCCTTGATGATGATGATGACATAAAGGTATGAACTTTTCTTTGTTTTTCAATCCCATTCCTGCACCTGTAAAATGATGTATACAAGGTGGAGTGTAGATGCCATACATTTTTTTACATACTACACACCCAAATGCTATCATCTTTTCATATTGTTTTATGATTTCTTTTTTAGGTTTAGGCATTTGACCATTTTAGATGAGATCAATTTGCCTGTCTATTCTTTTCAACCATTCTTCCAATATTGTTTTAGACTTTGTTAAATGAACATAATCTCTATTATCAGTAAACTCAGCAATATCCTGATTACTTAACAACATGGATATACTTTCCAATGTGTTATGAATTAATCTTCTTTGTTGAGATAATCTCATAACTGCTTGATCCTGTTCTGCCATAGCATTTTCAACATATTTCTCTAGGTCTTTTTCTTTTTTAAAAAAGTCGTGTAAAAAGTTTGCCATTATTTAAAACTCCTAATCTGTCTTACCACAGATGTTTGCTCTTGTTGTCTTTGGGTATAATTACTACCTCTTAAACTAGGATTATCTTCTTTAATTTTCCTAGCACATCTACTAATAGACTCATATTTAGATAGTTCATCTACTCCCAAAATAGTCATAAAGTCTCTACTGCCTTGATATCCCATATTATTTAATTGCATATACCAAACCATAGCCACAAGTACATTGTCATTATCCCTAGCTATCGGATTTTCTTCTAGCACTTGATAAACCAAGTCTTTAATTTTTAATATATTCATCATGTTCTCCTGTTTTGTTTAATTAAGTAATAAGGTTGATCAGTAGTTAAGTTATTTATTTACACTATAATAAAGTATTTCTTCATATAGTGGTTTCCAAGAATAGTGTTCGTGTTCGGCACTACACCATTCCATGTCGTTGTCATAATCCCAATTTTTATCGTTTACTTGAAGTATTTTACATGGAAAAAATTTATCAGTATCTTCCATTTCATAAAATGGTTGTAAACTAATCTCAGGATTAAGCTCAAGCAACCTTTCAGCTTTCTGTTTATAAGATTCTATCTTATATCCCTTGGCTCTAGGTTTAGCAACAATGCCATCGGCAACTTTCTTCTTGTAGTATTTTAATTTCTTAGAATACTTCTTGATGAAAGTGTTGGCTTTTTTGATTTTCTTTTCCCAAGAAATTATATTTTTCTCAAGTCTATCAATCATCAAAGCGTCTTTGTTAACTTCAACTTTCGGTTTGGTCGTCTTTATCAAAGTACCCATATGCCATTTGTGTTTATGTGCATACTCAACAAATCTTCTTTCCATTCTAAAGGAATTAAGATTATGTATTTTTGCCTCACTACCATACTTCCTATACTCGATCCAATGACAAGCACTATGAATAATATCTTCCCAAGTACATTGAGAATTTATTTTCCAAATACTTCCTCTACACCAAGTATGTCTATTGCCTGATGTTTCTTTGAATGTATAGTGGCTTGGTAATGATTTTTTCATCTCCATACGATAGAATCTTTTAATAGCACTTACACATTCTTTAAATGTTGGTAAAGTATTATTATTTTCATCTCTCATTTTTTGATGAATAGGGTTAACAAATTTTTGATAGTCCACTGGGGGAACTGTTTTGTTAATTATTGATTTAATTTTCATAAGTCTATCAATCATATTTATATCCTCACATATGAAAACCACCAACCAACCTTATCACTTCCTTGTATCTCCCTAGTATGAGGTTCTGTACTCAGGTTGCTAATCTTTTCGCCCATTCCCCTCGCTATTGGAGATAATTCATTATAACAGAATATTTCTTTATTGTCAAGCCCCTTGATTTTATTGACCTGTAGCACTAACTTAATTCCTGATAAAATTCCC